CTGTTGCGCAAGCGCCATTTGACCACGGTTATGCTCGTTGGTAGCGTTCTCGATGCGATCATCGCGAAGTGTCCCAGGGATATCAACCATCCCGAGTTGTCCGTATCTTGGTACGACAGGAGTAAATCCGGCCATAAGTCACCTCTTGTTATGCCATTGCCTGCCACGGACTGAGCGATGTATTGCTGGCATTGTCCAGCGTGCCGCCAGCACCCTTACTACGACTCCAGCCACTTACGATGTCCTTCAGGTACGGCGTTACCGTACTCATTAGGTTTTGATTGATGCCGTTCTGTGCAAGCTGCAGCTGGGAGTTAACACCGCCTCTGCTCAGCGCTGCATCCGATCGAGTCTGCCCCATGCCTTGGAACGCAGAAGACCTAGCATCACCTACCCCTGCGATCGTATTAGCCATGTTGCCGCCCATGTTCATTGCAGCGTTGCCGGTAGCGTTGGATGCCGTCGGCGCAAGTCCTGCCATCGACTGCAGCTGCGACACGTAGTTACCATACTCATCTGAGGCAAGCCCTTGGCCAAAGCGCATAAGATCTTTATGCATTGACCCAGCACCCAACCGCCCACGAGCTGAGGCTAAGCGCTCAATGGCCTTATTGCCTTCACCTAGGCGAAACTCATACCCAGGCGATGTGTGAAAGCTCTCTACGGCCTTTGCTCTAGCTTCCTCTGGAGTACCTTGGAATTGTTGCTCGTTGGGCAAGTTCTGCATCTGAGCAAACAGCGTAGCGCGACGGCGCATCAGATCCTGGTACTTCTGATCATCCGTCTTGAGTCCGACCTCAGCAGCATCATTGGCAATTGTTGGACTAATCGTCCGAGTAGGCTCCCCTGGTGCGCCGCTAAATAGATGGGGTGCTGCCAGACGTAAGGGCGTACCAGGCTCCATAGTGCGCAGTACGTGCTGAATCTCAAGCGCTTGGCGGTTTTTAGCATCTCGCTCAGCAGCACTAGTGAACGAGCCTGTTCTACCGCTACTGCCGCCGTACTGCTTCTTGTAGCTGCCTATCTCAGCATCCAGCGCTGCAAGCTCAGCTTCCAGTCGACCACGTTCTGTATTCCACTGCGCGTTAATGGGCAGTGATCCCAAGCCATATAGCGATGACAGCTGCGACATGGCTCTATTGCCAGCTACCTGCTGTGGGATGAACGGCGTTACTGACCTGTCATAATACTCTCGAAGCGAAGCCGCCTGATCTCGTCCTGATTCAATTTGCGCAGCCGCTGCCAACTTATTAGCACGCTCCGCTTCACGCGCTGCCTCATCAATGGCCAGCTGTTGTGCTTTAGCTGCCTTTTTTGATTTTTTCTTGGACGACGAGCCACTAAGTAAGCCTATACCGGCCCCGATTAGCCCACCTACCGGACCAGCAGCAGCAAAACCTTGTGCGCCTCCGCTAAACGCCCCTGCAAGCTCTTCTGACATACATCACCTCCCTCTTAAGTCTCAGTCGTGCCTGACATCGTGGCACGTACGGTGGACGCTGTCGTTGTCTGCATTTTGAGGGACATGCTCTGTCCGATAACATGCCCTAATAATTTGTATACCGTAGCGCTAGCCCCACCAGGTATTGTGAGCCGGTCGAACCAGTTGCCCCCTGGGGCTGATGTAGATGGCGTAGTCGTAGTCGGCAGTAACCACATATAAACCAGCTCACTTGTGGTGCCAGTGTTGGTCAGCGTGAGGTTGCCGATGAACTTCTTCTCGGTCGCAGTCGTGGATGTGATGATCGTAGGCGCTATACCTACGAACACATCAGCGGTGTAGTTCTCAATGATCGTTGACATTCTTACGCCTCATCAGTGAAGTATCCAAACACAGCCACTTGCCCCGATGTTGATTCGGTTTTCTGATTAATCTGAATATAGGAGTTCTTTGGCAGTACGATGCCATCCAGTGGAACTACTAAGCTATCTATTGTGCTAGTCATGATAGTGAACATCTTAGTCGCATCAGCTACTGCCGTCTCAGCATCCCAAGCCACATACGACTCGGGGACGCCAGCCACCCCTGCGTTCATCGCTACAGCCGTGACTGCAGTGCCCGTCGCAGTTGTGGTCGCAACGCCTATGCCGACATCCCACTTACAGGCTACGTTGCTGGGGGTGAATATAGCCCTAGTAAGCTTCAAGTACCGATCGCCGGTGTTCTTGATAAAGAGGCGGGTATCACCAGCAGCAATGTCAGTATCTAGGCTGGGCCAGCAGTACGCTGCACCCTTAGCAGAAGCCACCTGGATCGCCGTCTCAGCCCTAACGTGCGCCTCGCCGGCTTTGGATGCTCTGATCTGAACCGGGGAGCCTTCCCCTGTAACGCCACTAATTATCATCTTGCACCTCGTCGCTTACGTCGCTATGCTCTATGCCTGTTTCTAAAACCGCTTCGAGTCTCGCCGCAATTAGTTTAAGTAGTAGTAACTGTTGGTTTAGCACGCTCAGCAACTCTTCCTGGTATTCGGTATCTGTCAATAATGTACTCATATTAGCACCCAACCGTTCGTTTGGGCAGAATATGTAAGCTCCACCACACTGCCCACTCCACCCGGTATCTTAAGTGTCCGTTGACCTAACACTAAATAGTTACCGCCGTCAAGGTTTGCACCAATGTGCTGCTTAGTCACCCGTACATACTCCCCCTGAGTGGGCGGTGGTAATACGATGGTGGCTGGACCTGCGACTGTCACCCACTCCCCAATAGCGGCTTGGTAGCGACCAAAGACTACGCGAGTCTCAGCCCACTGAGTCCCTGGGATGGCTCGTTGCTGAATCTGGGATACGCTCGGAGTGGCTACTGGGTATGAGACTGACCCCAAGGTGTCCCAAGGGTACTTTTCTCGGGTAGTTACCGCTGAGTCATCGGCAAGTAGCCCCAGCAAGTCATAGAACAGTTTGGTGGGCTGACCGGTGGAGGGGTTAACTATCGCCCCTCTGACGTGGGGTACGTTGATCGCCATTACACTCTCCTCGGGGTGATCTCAGCATACGAGTCCAAGATATACCGCCTGACAGGATCTGTTATTAGAAGCCTGGGGGTGAACTGCCGGTAAGTCCCCAGCTGGCGCCATACAGCACGCTTCGAGTACTCGCCCATCGCCCCCATTGACCGCGTGGTAAGTGTTCCGTAAGTGCGCCCAAAATCTTTTGAGATCTGCAGCCCTATCACAGGAGCGGAGCCTTGGCCACTAAGCAAGCCAACACCAGACTCAATGACAATCTCAAGCCGGTCAAGCGAGAACATATTACCCTCAGACTGAATCGTGTGCCCGACTCGGATCGCTTGGATCATATTACCGTACTCGGTAAACGTGGCGTAATCCAACTCCCCTATGGACGCACTCTCACTATCTCCAACCAGTGTCTTGCCGTAGCACACAGCTACTTGGTTCGCTCTCCAGTAGCCATAGCCAAACGATTGACGCTCGTGCCACATGTCGGTAGCGATGTCGTAAACCCAGGTTGCTCCTGATGTTGGGAACCATAGCCCGAAGAGCTTATGGCCAGCCTCATCCCATGATTGGGCGAAACAATCTGTTACTGTGTAATCAGATATTGCAGCCTCAACAGCGAACGTTGATATCCGCTGTGGGACGTAGCCGTTGGCTCGATAGACTACTCGATCATCTCCTAACCAGAAAATTGAGTTATCCGCCTGCGCAATGGCGTGCTTATTAATGCAGCCTCGCTCTATGTAAGCGCCGCCCAGTCTAGACAGAGGGAAATCAGCCTCACCAGAGTTCTGCCATATCTCGATGAAGCGGGTCTTAAAGATCCAAAGCTCTTTATGATCGGAAATTACTGCTTGGATATAACCAGCTTGCGTGTATGCGAACGCACGCTCTGTAGCGTCGAACGTTGAGAAATCCACTAACCCAGTGACCGAGTCAGCTACCCCAGATACAAAAAACTGGTTTGTATCAAGCTGTGTGAAGGTGAAGAACCCATCTAAGTAGGCAACTGACCCCGCTGCTAAGAAGTTAGTCGCAGTGATCTGGGTCAGTGTGGTGGATACGTTGCTGTACACATACGAGGCCGCTGAAGCTACTAGAACCAGTTGGAACCCGTTATCAGCTGCGGAGATCTTCCCGCCACCTCCGATAGTTCCTAACGCCGTAGCAGTGCCATTGGAATCAATTGAGTACAGCGTCGTCTCATACACGGCATAAAGCACTGAGTCCATCGTGTAGAGTAGGCGGCACCCAGTTGATGATGCAGCGCCCCATGTTTTTAAGCCTGGAGTCTGCATCTGGATGCCTTGCACGGATGCTTCTTGAGGCAGCGTCTCGTACATAAGATTTATGCTGCGGGCAGCGGATGCATTAGCAGTACGCGCAGTGTAGGATGGCCCAAGTAATGGTAGTCGCATTTCTAGTAGGAAGACCCATAATCAGGCACGATCTGGAAGCCGTCTTCCTCCTCCTCGAAGTCCAGAATATTCTCAAGCGCTATCGCAGCCTTATTCTCAAAGTACTCAATCTCAGGCAATGGCAGCCCGTACTCAGACCCAAGATCAGCTGCTAGCCCCCACACGAGGAAGGTGTAGGCGTAGGAGGGCATATAGGCCGTGTCGCCTGAAGCATCAAAGTCCTGTAGAGGGACTTCAGCAGTTACGATCAGACGTTTCTTAGAATCCGACGGTACTGGCCAAACGGTTAGCTCAGCCAAGCTTACCTTGCGATCGTAGAAGACTGCGGTAGGCGTGCCAGTGGTGAACTTATCTGAGATGCCCGCGTAGTCCAATCGCCCGTAAGGAGTGATCGGAGTATCCATATTGGTGGTAATATCCCGCAGCCGTGGGTTAAATATCCGCAGTGGGCGATCGGTGTTGACATCCCCTGATGGGCCGATCGTGTAGACACGCTTGCCCTTAGCTAGTGGGATCTCTTGCTCTCGGATTGTCCATAGCAATGCGCCATGTGTCTGCACAGCCTTAAGCCGCAGATTAAGTGCTTCTGCAGCAGTTGTAGTCTGGTGAGCTTCAGGATCTCCGCCCTCAACAGCATAGGCTCTGCACTTGCGCAAAGCTGCGTTGATGATCTGATCCCTAGTGTATGAGAAGTCTGTACTAGCCGAGAATGCCATCTAGTAGCTCTCCAAGTCAGGTGGTACTAGCGGATCGATGACATTCGTCAAGTCTCTTGAGCGTACTACTGGAGCTGGCACGTCCTCCCGAGGCGGTCTGAAGCGGTCCATTGGATGGCGCTGCTCCGAAAACTGCTTCAGGACTAAGCGCCCGTTCCACTCAGTCACACAGTCGGACATATTAGCCCGAAAGCCCGACCGATCACACTGAACAGAGTAACTGTCCATTTGCACACGGCGGGTGTACTGACTTGGATTACCGAACTTCCCCCACATTATGAGTCACTCTGCAGCACCGTCATTCTGATCTCGGCGCCGTTCGTGTAGCTATTTACCAGCAGCAGTAGCGCCCGAGCGTGTAACGTAGCACTGCCAGCAGTGTCTGCTGTCTTTGCAGAGAACGCAGTAATGGCAGGCCATGTGTTTGTTTGGATGGGCGCAGCCGTCGCCAAAACATCACCAAACGTCTCAAGCAACGTGAAGTTTATCGTGCCGACAACATCCACAAATACGGTGGCAGCAGTATCACTTCTGAAGTTTAGTGGGATCGTCTGCGACATCCCTTCATCAACCGTTCCAAAGGACACGTTACCAGTCGTACCAGCACTTGTAGTAATGCTAGTAATGGTCTTAAAGTAACTACCTGTCTCCGCAGTTGTCGCATTCGGGCCAGTCATGGACTCCGTAAGTGCCTTGCCATCCGCGTCGGTGCCTGTAAAGATGAATGTCTTAGCTGATTCGTTCGCAACTGTCGTACACAATAGCTGACGTGCCATATCTGCAGTAAACACACCCCCGGAGACTAGTGCGCCGTTAAGCGTGAACGCGCCTGCGCCTGCGGGAGTCTGTGCCTGCGCTATTCCATCAGCATCGACATCCGTAAGGTCAAACGTCAACAACTTTGGTCGTGGCATACCTTACTCCTTATGGACGCTCTTGAGAGAACCGCACGTAATCGATGTGGATGGTATGGCCTGCGTCTCCACCAGTACGCGCTCCAATGAAGGGAGCTAAGATCACATCGTCTGGGATCGAGGTTTCAGTCGCCCAAGACAACGCTAAGTTACCGTTCACGAACCCATGGACTTGCATGTTTGAGTCAGTAGAGTTGCCCTCAACCAGGATAGCCATTGTCGTCCAGGTATCATCAAGGATATCGAACGTAGTGCCCGAGGCAAGCTGTACGGAAGTACCAGCGTTGTCCTTGTCGCACAAAAGCCCTGGAGTAGCATCGCCATCTAGGACGCCAAACGCAATAACATCGGCAGCGGTGGTGGTCCACAAGTCTTCAGGGTTAGTCGTTGCGCCAACATCGGTCAGACCAAACTGGAAATCAGTATCATCAGCATCCACAGTCTTGAACCGCACTTCCATGTAGAAGCGGTTCGCACTCAGCTGGATCTGTTTGGGCATGTAAATTGACACGCCTTCAAGCGTACCATCAGAAGCGATCTTGATGACACCACCAGAGAGACCGTCAGCTGATGCTTGCGTTAACGTTGCACCAGTATCGATGATCGCTGCAGCCCAGCCTGTTGGGACGTTGGTGGTAACAGCTTCGTTGAAGTCATCGTGGAAAACGATTTCTTCGGCACAAGGGACCATTGCAAAGCCCTTGCGGTATGAATAACTATTGCCTTTTCGAGCAAAGCGAATTGGCTCATGAAATGAGACTGTCATGTAACACCCCTCTCAGTTACAGAAAAAAGCGGGCCGAAGCCCGCACCGATTATGCGCCTGGAGATCCGAAGACCGAACGCACATCAACCACGTCGAACGCGTACCGACTGTAAGCTGTGAACAGCATGTTCTTGCTGTTGAACTCAGTGTCGTTTTCAAAGATTGCTGCTTGACGATTTTGGTAAATCATACCGTCTTCCACATCAGTCTTGATGAAGTAGGCATCTGCGTCGGTAAGCCAATGGTTTACCTCTATCTTCAAGTTCAACGATTTCACAGCGTTGACAGCATTATTGGCTGAGTCATTCTGCAGAACTGACTGGAGGATACGGATAGCCTCAAATTGCAGCTCGTTGGGGATGATCAAAGTTTTGGGATGCACTGCGATCTGCTTGCCGCGCTCATCCACAAAGTCACCAATATCGATAGCCATCTGCTCAAGGGATGCTTCACTCAAATCCGCAGCAGTCGTAAGCTCATTTTTGTACGTCAAACCACCTTTGGTCAGGTGGGCCAACGAGCACAGCTCAACGCCGTCTACGTATGTGTAGGAGGAGTTGAAAGCGCGGTTAAGGATGTTAGCAGCCACTACCTCACGAGTCTCAGACTCGGAGCGTGCTAACTCTTTTGTTCTCGCCTTAGTCGCCTTCAGATACTTGTTGTCGTTCACTGCTTCGCGGGTAATTACGTACCCCAAACCATAAGTAACGTTGGTTACTCGACGAGTGAAGCCTTGAGACATCGTATCGTAGAAGATCGGACTTCCCTCGCCTTTGACGCGAGATAAGCCTAACCCCATGAAGCCTGTGTACTCTTCATACGCTTGGTCAGAACTAACCTCATCAAATATCTTTGAGTATTCGTTCGGACGAGCATTGTAAGAGGTGTTGAAGATCGCGTTAAGCCCTGGCCAAAGGAACTTCGCCATATCACCAGTTGTAATTGGCATAAATTATACTCCCGCTGTACCAGTGTGTGATCCATGTTGATGGTTGTTAAGTTTAACAATCCACTTTGCGTTGGTGCCGATCTCGTTATCTGGACGACGAGAGAGACCAATAACCTTCACCTGCAGCGTTGCTGTAGTAGCCGCTGAGCTGGAGTCTAATTCAACGTTAGATAACCCAGTGGTCGTGTTTACAGTCCCAAACACTAAATTAGCGTTCAAGCCTACCGATGTGGCTGCAAGTGAGCCGCCATCAGAGTCTTCTTGGACTTCGCACAACAAGCCAGGATCGTCAGCGACGATTGCGTATCGGGCTGTAGATGCGGTTCGGTGGGTGTTGCTATCGTAGTCTTTGTTGGCTACAAATCCAACAACGACACCCATCACTGCGTCGCCTGCAGTTGCTCGCGCTACGGTGGCTACACCGTCTGCGTCAGCACTTCCTGCATACTTCACAGGACATCCAGTGCCTACAGCGGCGGAGTCTGTTGCAGGGATGAAGTACACGTTACATGATCCACTGTACTGTCCTCCCAAAGAGTTGACGGGAATCAGCCCCATTGGTACATCGGCATTTGCCATTATCAGTTACCTCGCAATTCAATTTTACCATGCCAATCTCCGAGCTTTTCAGTGGCCTCGGTCAGCATGTCCTTTTCACGGTCGGAGATTTTCTTTTGCTTCACTAACTGATCTGCGTTATAGAGATCTTCTGGGATTTCCATCAGTACTCCGTAGGTTCCACCACCCACCGGCTTTGCCGAGATGCTGCCTACTACTGTGGCCTGTCCTGCTAACTTGTCACCTAACTTGGTGCCATCTTCTACTGGTGTCCAGCCTGCTAACTTCGCTCTGTCAATCCTACCTGCTCTGCCCGGTGAGTCGTTAAAGACCCTGCGAACAAACCCAGGACGGGGTGCAGCTGTTAGTGGTTGGCGGACATACATCGGAATTCGCTGTGGTTGTCTTGACGGTGCTGCGCCAGTTGCTTTGCCGGTCGCCTTACCCGTCTTGGACGGTTTAGCTGCAATACTCCCAGTTTCAGCTGCTTTATCCTGGCTGTCAAGAGTATCGCCCATAATAAAGTCAAAATCATCGTCTATCTCGTTCATTTCATACCTTCCTTAAGCATTTTTAAGTATTCGGTCTTGCTAATCCCTGCTTCCTTCTCAAAGTAAGCTGCGATTTGCTGTACTTCAGCGGGTAGCTCGGAGAACCGAAGCGTTGAGCTGCTGCCACGCACAGTGGTACTGCCAGACTCGACACTGGGAGCACTGGGGGATCTTGGCTTGGCTGCGCCTTTGAACTTGGCAGGAAACCTGCGTGTAACAGCCTCCTTAACGCGAGCCATGATCTCTGCGCTATCCCCATCTGGATCTGCACCGCGCTCTGCAGCTTCTACAGATATGGCGTACTGCACCATCGCTGGATTAGAGGCGTTGAACCAGCTCTTTTCAGCCTCCACAAACTCCTGCACGGCGTCATCAACAGACTTGCTCGCCACTTCAGGCTCTTCGATCTCATCCAGCACGTTAGGCTGTGCTTGCGCGATGCTGATCTTAGCATCCAGCGCCTCCACTTCCTCCACGTTGCCAAACTCGATGGATTTACGCCGCTCTGCACGCAGCGCTGCGAGTGCATCCTCTTTGGCCTGCTGCATGACCTGCCCTTGGGCCTGCACGAGCTTGCGAATCAGATCCTCTTGCTTTTTGTTCTGGCTCGCAAGAGACTCAATTTTTGATGTCAGCTTCGACGCAATCTTGTCCCCAACACTGTTGAAGTCTGCGTAATCCTTCCAGTTCTTGGGATCGCCCTTGTACTCTTCTTTCGGACGCCAACCCGCACGGCGCGCCCTTGCGATGTCTTCGGCGTCATCTGCCTCCGCTGCAGGGGCATCTGGCTGCTCATCCTCTTGCGCCGGCTCATCGTCAATGATGGTAGGCTCTTCCGCCTTGGCTGAATTAAGCGCTGCGGACAGCTCACTCGCCGCCTTCTCCAACATCTCATCTGCTGCTGCCTCACTTATCGGAGTCTCGACACTCATACGTCAGCCTCCTGCAGTACAGCGTTGATGTCCTCATCGTTAATTACTCGCAATCTAGGTTTGTTGGGGATAGGTGCTCCACCCCATTTGGCAATCATCACTCGGGTGCCAGCACGTATCAACTCCTGGTCCACCACAGCGGTTGCGCCTACTGCAACGATCGTTGCAAGTACCTGAGCGTTCTGCTCTTGTTGCCTGGTAGTATCAGATAATATGATCCCACCCTTGGATACCTGTTCGACCTCATCAATCTCTACCAAAATCCTGTGCTGGTGCGGGGTCCAATTACTCATCAGATTCGCCCTCCACCGCCAACTCCATGACCGCCTCAAAGTCCATGGCGTCTTGGATGCCTAGTACTTTATGGATCTGTGCAATTGTCTTCGCACCAACCTCTTCAAGTACCACTGTCTTGCCCAAGTCAATCGCGGTAATGCTAGACTCTCGCTCAGCCAATACTTGCAAGCCTGCTTTATACCTGCGCGTCATCGGGTGTGTTACCCAACCTGCATACTCTTCACTGTCCATCTGTGCCTCTTCCTCTGTCTGGTGTGACTGCCTGAATGTACTTCGCCTTCGCTACTAGTGTTGCCACGTCTAGCTTAAGCGCCTCTATATCAACCACAGCCCCTTCTGTCTGGGCTTTGGCTAACAATAACTGCGTGTTTGCTGCCTTCTCTTGCATCTCATATTGCAACTTAATGCTATCAATTTGCAGCCTTGCCTCTTCGATCGCAAGCTCGCGCTCCTTGATATTAAGCTCGTCTGCTCTTTGCTCTAACTGCTCTGCGAATTCTTGCTGCTGCTGGGATGGCTTGCTAGGATCGATCGCTGGTAGTATCTCGTCGATACCCTCCAAGCGCATCGCTGTCAGTAGCCGTCTAACTAATGGTATTCTCTGTAGCTCGGGCACGACTGGGAGTAACTCCAGCACCGCCCGCAGTCGCATAACCTCTTCGATCTGCGAACTCATGGATGAGTCAGCTACCGGCACCAAGTCAAGATTTGCCGTGGCAAAGTCCTGCGCCTTGTTCGCCTCTGGATCGTCCAGTACAGCTGCATACTCCGACTCTGTCAGGTACTGCTGCGCGTTGAGAAACAGGATGTAAAACTCTTTCTTCAGCCCTCGGTAAATCCGTCGGTGGATCGAGTTCATTACCTTCAAGCCCTGCTCCACGGCTGCCATTGCTTCGGCTGCAGTAGTGTTGGAGCCTGAAATCTGCCCTGACATAATGTCGCTGATGGAAATCATGCGATAGTAGCTTTGAAGCAGGAACTGCACGAGCGAAAAAAGCACTGCACTTGGGCCTTTTGTAGGTAGCGGTACAATGCTATTTTTTAGGTCTACACCACTTGCATCAGCCTTGACCCACTTACCTGGAGAGAACTGAATCTGCCCACCACGCACTCTTGCACCCTTACCAATGAACCCAGACTGCAGGTTATCTAATGATGCCGCATCAATAATTTGATTTAGCATCGTGTTGATCATGTGCGTGCCGTGCGACAGTAAATACCCAAAGCCGTAGGAGAAAAAAGTCCCTTCCACTGCCGGAATGAAGTGGAAATCCGAGTAATAGTCTGCGTGCGTGATGGAAATGACCTTACCTGGCTTAAGTGTCTCTGACTGTGCCCGCAAGATATCGTCTTCGCCAAAACAAGGCACGATCCGCACGACAACCTCACTCATTTCATGGACTGTAACGATATATGCTTCTGGGTAGCCGTCCTGATCTAGATCCAAATAGCGGCACTGCTCATAGAATACGTGCTCTGAGTCATTATCAGGCTCTCCCTGCCCTACTTTTGACTGAAGCTCCACATCACGGAACACTTTCGCCCGCACACGCTCAGTAATCTGACTGTCGTACAGCTCAATAGTGTGTGTTATGCGCCGAGCGTCTGATAGTTTCTTGGTATTTTGGTTAACAGTGATTTTATCGGGCAGGCAAAGGA